CAACTTCCAAATGGATATTATCAAACAGAAGTTACTTATCCTGACAAGCCTGATCAATGGACAGACGTAACAAGACGTGAAACTCTTGAAGGCGCTGAATCAGCAATTGATGGAAGCATCGACCACTTCAACAAGAAGTTAGAGGCTACTAAAGGACCAAAGGTTGTAAAGACGTTTGAAAAATAAACTATTTTAATTAAATTTAATATAATATAATGGAGTATAATTTACCAAGTGAGATCGTTAAAGATCTTAACTTTGGCGACAATGCCAAAAATAGAATAATCGCTGGTGTAGACAAATTGGCATCTGCCGTAAAGTCTACATTAGGCGCCTCTGGCAAATGTGTTATTTATGAAGATGCTAGAGGCAACCCGGTCATAACAAAAGACGGTGTAACCGTTGCAGAAAGCGTAGTCTTATATGATCCGGTTGAAAACATGGGTGCAACTTTAATCAAAGAAGCAGCCCGAAATACTGTAAAAGAAGCAGGTGACGGCACAACAACCGCTACGGTGTTAGCTGAATCACTGCTAAAAACAGTAAACTCACCAAGATTTGAACAAAATTCACTAAGAGAGCTAAAAACAGGTATAAATTCAGGCCTTGAAAAGGTCAACGACTACCTTGATACTATCAAAATTGACGTAAATGACGATATGTTGCAAAACGTAGCGGCTATTTCGTGTAATAACGATGAAGAGCTCGGTAAAATTATAGCTGAAGCATACACTACTGTTGGAAAAGACGGTGTTGTGCTCATGGAAACGTCAGAAACTGAAGAAACTTACGTTGAGGTTGTTGATGGTGTGCAATTTGACTCACCATTAACATCACCTCATTTTGCTACAGCTACAGAAAAGCAAAAAGCAGAGCTAGATAACCCGTTAATTTTAATATGCATGTCTGAAATACCTAATGTACGTAAAATACAGGGTATATTAGAGCATGTTATAAAAAATAACAGATCTTTACTAATAGTAGCGCCAGTGTCACAACAAGTAAAGTCGGCACTTTTAATGAATAAAGTAAAAGGTAACATTAAAGTTAACATTATTGACTTACCTGGTTTTGGCCCTACTAAAAAAGATTCATGTGAAGACTTAGCTGCACTAACAGGCGCTACGGTAATGAACGAAGAACTAGGTGATGATTTAGATGGTATAACATTAGATATACTAGGAGAAGCTGAATACGCAACTACAGATATTAATAATACAGTAATAACAATATTAGAAGGAGTAGATGTTGAAGATAGGATTGACCAAGTCGCAAAACTCATTGCAGATGAAAAAAGCGGTTTCTTTAAAAAGAAGTTGGAAGAAAGATTGTCTATGTTATCGGGTTCAGTTGGTATCATCAAAGTGGGTGCTGACTCTAAGGTCGAGCTCAAAGAAAAAAAGGATAGGGTTGAAGACGCAATATACGCGACTAAAGCAGCGTTAAAAGAAGGTATAGTGCCAGGAGGCGGTATAGCCCTCTTTAATGCAGCAAAAAAAATCGAACCTACTAACGTAGGTGAAGAAGCATTGTTTTCTTCTATTGTAGCCCCAATGGCAACTATATTAGATAATGCTGGCATGCCAACTCATGTAGACTTACCAAAAGAACAAGGACATGGCTTTAACGTCGTAACTGGTGAAGTTGTTGATATGGTTAAAGAAGGTATCATCGACCCTGTGCTAGTAACTAAGACAGCTCTTAAAAACGCTGTATCTGTTGTAACTACTATTATATCCGCCGACTGTGTAATTTCAAACATACGAGTAAATGAAAGCAGTTAATCATTATTTAGTAATTGAGCCTATTAAACAAGAGCTTAAAAAGGTTGGTGGATTAATCCTTACTGACGAGGTCAACGAGGATAATAGATATTTAAAAGCAAAAGTCATATCAACTGGTAACCTTGTAGAAGGTATTAACGAAGGCGATGTGGTTTATTACGATAAACACGCTGGACATGGTATTCAGCACAAAGATAATTTTTACGGCGTTATTAAACAAATGGACGTCGTATTAATTGATTAAACCTAAACCATAAACAATAATCCATAAAACATAAACGTAAAAAAAGTATTTATTAATCATTAAAAATTTTAACAATGAAAAATTTTTTGTATTTTGCAGACGCTGGCGGCACTGATGCTGCTGCTGACAACATGGTTGTTCCTGCTGACGCGGTAATTGGTATTAACGCTACAGCTGCTACAACTTGTAACCTTTATTTTAAAAATCCTAGAATTTTAGAGGGTACTGACGGTGACTCTACTAAAAACTACGTTGAGCTAACTTATACTTCTGGTAAGTATAAAGAAGTTTGCGAAGCTATAGTAGGTGCTATTAACGGTGCTCCAGCTACTTCTAGTGGTTTTGTTGTTGTTGCTGACATGAATAATAGCAAGTTTATTCATTCAGCTATTTCAGCAGTTATCATTAAGACAGCTGATGACGACACTAATCCTGATAACTAATAGTTAGTTGAGATTAACTCCTCACGATTTACGTGAATTACAAATCCTTAAGTACTACAGGCTCACTAGAAAGTGGGCTTGTAAGACTTACGGGTTAACAGATGCCGATCTTGAACTTCTAATATTTTTAGATTGTCAAAAACGGTTTACAAGACAAGAATTTATTGATGGTACTTATACCATGAGCTGGGATAAAACTCGGTGGGACAAACTAAGAAAGTTAGGCTGGATTGAAGTGTGGAGACACAGGAATAGAACAACGATTAAATACTCAATATTTAAAACATCGTTTAAATGCAGCCAGTTGATAAGTAGAATATACAGGATACTGTTAGGTGAAGAAGATATGCCTGTGTCAGAAAGAAGTGTATTTTACAATAACAAATCATATACGGACAAAGTCTTTAACAAGGCTATAGACGATATGATAAAAGATAAAGATAGATAATGGGATTTAAACTAGGTAAAGGTAGAACACCAATAGCGGTAAACGGGCGAATATCAAAGAAAATGAGATTTGGTCAAGAAGCCGGAGACGCTGACGTATCTGTACCTGGAACACCTATTATTAGAAAACCGCTAGAGCCTGGCGTTATGGGTGAAGCTAACATGGACGGTAGTATCTACATTAGTGATCAAATCCAGCCTGGTAGCGATATAGAAAAACAAGTGGTCAATCACGAAATGAGACACTCTACAGACATGAAAACTGGTAAGTTAGAGTATGGTGATGACTACGTAAAGTGGAATGGCAACACTTACCCAAGACAAACTATTAACGGTAAAGATATGATAATAGTTGATGGTGTAGCTAAAGAAGCTGGAGACGGTGGATTTCCTTGGGAAAGAGAAGCAAACAACGGAAACGCATATGGTTAATAATATATTAGGTGGTTTATTCGGCAAAGTAGTTGAAAACGCTGAAGGTATACTAGATAAAGTAATAACTACAGATAAAGAAAGAGACGCTGCTAAATTAGCATTAAAACAAATAATGTTAGATGCAGAGCGTGAAGCTTTTGCAAAAGAAGTTGAAGATCGCAAGTCTGCGCGTGATCTTTATAAAGACGACGCTATTATTCAAAAGGTTTTAGCAACGCTGTTCACAGTAGCATATTTTGGTATTACATTTGTAATGTTTAATTACTTTGTTACAAAATCAATAGAACTAGGTGAATTTGAAATTAGCTTCATATCAACAATATTTGGTGCTATGAGTGCTAAGGTAAATACAATAATAGACTTCTTCTTCGGTGGAAGTTCAAAGAAAAACGAACAAGTAAACAATAAATAAAATGGGAATTAATTCAACAGAAGTAAGTTATGGATTTGGACAGTTAGGTAGCGTATATACTGATGCGCCCGGTGATGCTATTAAACCTCCAACAAACAAAGTATTTGTAGCAATAACAATGCTTGCAGACACCGTGTTTGATAGTGGTGCAGGTTTAGTTGCTGATAATCCAACTGTTAGAACAGACGTAAATACTACGGCGGTAGCAGGCGTTTATATAGGCACAGAAAAAGCCGCAGGTGATTTAGCAAATGATGCTGAAACTACAGACGAAGGTTCTGGTGGTAAAGTTGTTGATTCAGTTGTTTTTCCAAAAGGTGTTACTATCTACGGAAGATGGACTGAAATTGACGTAAGCAGTGGTTCAGTTGTAGCTTACATAGGAGCATAATGCTAGGACTAGGAAACAGCATAACAGGTGGCGCTAGCGCGGAGTCAGTTCTTGATCTATCTTCTAAAGTTTTTCATGTTTCTGGGTTTAACGTAACGTCTTCTATTGTAAGCGGCGAAAAACTAGTAAGTGCTATGGAAAACTTAGCTGACGGTAGCAGTATAACCGTAGGGCAATCTGTAGACAATAAAAAACCTATCCACGATGTAGCTGGTAAAGGAGTTCATTTTCCTTTTACTTCTGCTGCTGGTCAAGTAGATCAACTAGATCTTAGTAGCGCTATTACACTAACTGATGCTTTTACAGTATTTTTTGTATCAAAACAATCAACTCCAGGCGAGCAAACCGACGCTTATCAATTTGTAACTGGAAGTTTTACAGATACTAATAATAAATCTTCTATATTTTTGTTTACACAAGAAGACGACGGTTCAGACCCTTATTTTAATATAAGAGCAGCCCAAAGCGGAACTAGTGATGAAATAGGTATAGAGCAATTTCAAGAAGGCATACCTTCAACTGCAAAAAGTTTTATCTGTATAACTAAAGACGCTGGAGTGAACGCTACTGTTAAAGTATATCAATCAACTGCCAACAAATTGGTAGAAGAAATATCAGACAATGACTTTGATGCTAACATAGATTTTGTAATAGATCAAATAGGTGGTTTTGAACCTTTTCAAAATCCAAGCGGTGGTACTGCTGTGCCACAAGGTAATATGCATCTTTACGAATTAGGGGTGTACAATGTAGCTTTAACAGAAGCACAAGTTTATGAATTATCTAACGATATGATCTCTAAGCACAGCATAGAATAACAATTAACAATTAACAATTAACAATTAAATTAAATTAAATTATGGCAAAAAGAAAGACGGCAAAGGTCAAAGACCTTAGGCCAAGTAAAATCAATGATGAGCAATTAACAAAACTTCAAGGTATTGTTTCCGCAATAAACGAAAGTCACGCTAACTTAGGTAGGCTAGAAGTACAAAAACACCAATTGCTTCATCAAAACGAACAGCTGCAAGGAGCTATTAAAGAGCTTCAACAAACTCTTGAAGATGAGTACGGTACTTGCAATATAGCTATTCAAGATGGTACTATAAAATACGAAGAAGATGAGCAAGCTAATTCGTAAAATCACAATAGGAAAAGACTACAAAATTGACGCCATGCACTACTCTGTTAATCAGGAAGTGTATGGTGGTCATACTATTTGTGACATAATAGAAGAAGACGATAAATACTCTATATATATTAGAAAAGGAAAAGACGTGCTGCCTTGGAAAGACTTCAACAAAAACATGGCTGTATCCGTTGAGTATAACTTAGAATATTAGTGAAAGCACCATTTGATTTTGTTATTGAGCCTAAAGGCGAAAGATACAACAACTCTAAAAAAGTTGGAGATAAAGATCTTATTTTAAACACTGAGATATTTAATCATCAATACGTAAACAGAAGCGCTATTGTTAAGGCTGTACCTACTGCTTTTGACACTGAGATAAAAGTAGGTGATGAGGTTATAGTACACCACAACGTGTTTAGAAGATGGCACGATCAACAAGGCAATGAAAAAAATAGCAGAAGTTATTTTGATGAAGACACTTATCTAGTTAAAGAAGATCAAATATTCCTTTATAAATCAAAAGATAAGTGGAAAGCTTGCAATGGATATTGCTTTGTTCAGCCAATAAAACAAAGAGACAAGTTATCAGAAGACGTTGAAGAGCAGTGTATTGGTATTGTTAAATATACTGATGGAGAGAACACAATAGGCGAGCTTGTAGGCTTTACACCTTTCTCTACTTACGAGTTTATTATTGACAACGTTAAACTTTATAGAGTTTTAAATAAGTTTATTACAATTAAATATGAATATCAAGGAGACGAAGAAGAGTATAATCCAAGCTGGGCATAGAGCGGTTGAGGAGCTTATTAAAGTGGCTAAAGAAGCTATTGTTGATAGTGGCGATGATATTACAGCTGATAGACTTAAGAACGCGGCAGCTACAAAGAAGCTAGCTATATTCGATGCTTTTGAAATACTTAATCGTATCCAAGAAGAAGAGGCTATGCTTAATGGTAAAGAGCCAGAAAAAAAAGAAGAGCGTATATTTAAAGGATTTGCTGAAGGAAGATCTAAATGAGTTACAAGCAAACGTTATATAAAATAATAGAGCCTGTAAAAAGAACTACTATTAGCCGAATGAATAAAGGCAATAAATGGAAGTATGGCTATGACAAAGAACACGATATTGTAGTCATATCTAAAACAGGTAAAATAGGAGATATATACGAGATACAAGGTTTAAAAATAGCTCTACCTAAAGCTCCAAAAACAGTGCACGCTAATGAAGATAACAAGTGGCGTCAAATAGAAAAGCCAAAAGTTCTTGAAAAAATAAAAACTATATTTGATTGGCGAGCTTATCCTGAGGAGCAAAAAGAACAATGGTACGATTATATAGATGAAGAATTCAAAAGACGTGACGAGGGTTTCTGGTTTCAAAATGCTAGTATTCCAACTTATATTACAGGAACTCACTACATGTACCTCCAATGGTCTAAAATAGATGTAGGCGCTCCAGACTTTCGTGAGGCTAATAGATTATTTTTTATATTTTGGGAGGCTTGCAAAGCTGATAAAAGATGTTACGGTATGTGCTATCTTAAAAACAGACGTTCTGGCTTTTCTTTTATGAGCTCTGCTGAAACCGTTAACTTAGCTACAATATCGAGTGATAGTAGATATGGAATACTATCTAAAAGTGGTGCCGATGCAAAAAAGATGTTTACAGACAAGGTTGTACCTATATCTATAAACTATCCTTTTTTCTTCAAGCCTATACAAGATGGTATGGATAGACCTAAGTCTGAGCTAGCGTACCGTGTACCAGCGAGCAAGTTTACTCGTAAGAAAATAGAAGTTAACGAACAGCTAGAAGAGATAAAAGGTCTTGACACGACGATTGATTGGAAAAATACAGGTGATAACAGCTATGATGGTGAAAAATTAGCGCTGTTAGTACACGATGAAAGCGGTAAGTGGGAAAGACCTGACAACATACTTAACAACTGGCGAGTTACAAAAACTTGTCTTAGATTAGGTGCTAGAGTTGTAGGTAAGTGTATGATGGGTTCAACATCTAACGCGTTAGATAAAGGTGGAGATAACTTTAAAAAACTGTACAATGATTCAGATGTCACTTCTAGAAACCGCAATGGACAAACAAAGTCTGGTTTATATTCTTTGTTTATCCCAATGGAATGGAACTATGAGGGATTTATTGATGAGTTTGGACAACCAGTATTTAATAACCCAGATCATGATGTATACGGACCCGACGGTGAATTAATAGACATAGGTATTATTGATCACTGGAATAACGAGGCTGATGGATTAAAAGGAGATCAAGATGGTTTAAATGAATTTTACCGTCAGTTTCCTAGAACAGAAGAGCATGCTTTTAGAGATGAAGCAAAAAATAGCTTGTTTAACTTAATAAAGATATACGAGCAAATAGATTATAATGAAGGCGTTGGTAGTGATTCAACGGTAACAACAGGTAGCTTCCAGTGGGAGAACGGGATAAAAGACAGTAAGGTTATATTTTATCCAGATCCCAGCGGAAGATTTAAAATAAGCTGGGTACCACCATCAAACCTTCAAAACAAATTTATAACTAAAAATGGAGTTAAATATCCTGGCAATGAACACATGGGCGCTTTTGGCTGCGATAGTTATGATATTAGTGGTACTGTTGATGGTAGAGGATCCAACGGATCTCTTCATGGACTAACTAAGTTTTCCATGGAAGACTCGCCACCAAACCACTTTTTTTTAGAATACATTGCAAGACCACAGACCGCAGAAATATTTTTTGAAGACGTGCTAATGGCCTGCATATTTTACGGTATGCCTATACTAGCAGAAAACAACAAACCAAGACTTTTGTATCATTTTAAAAGAAGAGGGTATAGAGGGTTTAGCATGAATAGACCAGACAAGGTTTGGAATAAGTTATCTGTTACTGAAAAAGAAATAGGTGGGATACCAAACTCTAGCGAAGACATAAAGCAGGCTCATGCAGCTGCCATAGAAATGTATATCAACGATCACGTTGGCCATAAAGGCGATGGAGTTTACGGTAACATTTATTTTAACGAAACGCTAAACGATTGGGCTAGGTTTGATATAAATAAAAGAACAAAGTTTGATGCCACTATAAGTTCCGGGCTTGCTGTAATGGCTTGCAATAGACACTTGTATAGACCACACGCAGAATTTAAAAAGCAACCATTAAACATAAGTATTTCTAGATATAGCAATACTGGTAACACATCAAGAATAATAAAATAAAAGTATGGCAGAGTCTGTTGTAAAGAGTTATTTTCCAAGTCAAGTAGTTAGCGATGCTGAAAAGTTAAGCTATGACTACGGTTTAAAAGTTGCGAAAGCAATAGAAACAGAGTGGTTTCACAATGACAGAAATCACAATAGGTATCAAAACAATTTTAACGACTTTCACAAGTTAAGACTGTACGCTAGAGGAGAACAGTCAGTTCAAAAATACAAAGACGAGTTATCTATAAATGGAGACTTATCTTACTTAAATTTAGACTGGACGCCTGTTCCAATAATTCCTAAGTTTGTTGATATAGTAGTTAACGGTATAGCTGATAGGGCTTTCGAAATAAAAGCATATTCGCAAGATGAATATGGAGTTGCTAAAAGAACAGAGTATATGGAAAGTATACTTGACGATATGGCGGCCAAGGAAATGAATGATTTTGTAGCCGCTGAGTTTGGCATAAACTTGTATGAAAACGAGCCAAAAAGTTTACCAGAGAATCAAGAAGAACTAGAGCTGCACATGCAATTAAACTACAAGCAAGCTGTAGAAATAGCTGAAGAGCAAGCTATAAACGTTCTGCTTGAAGGCAATAATTACGATCTAATAAAGAAAAGATTATACTACGACTTAACAGTGTTAGGTATTGGCGCTGTTAAAACTGACTTTACCACGTCTGATGGCGTTACTATAGATTATGTTGATCCAGCTGATTTAGTTTACTCTTATACTGAATCTCCGTATTTTGATGATATATACTATGTTGGAGAAGTTAAGACAATACCTATTAACGAGCTTGCCAAGCAATTTCCTTATTTAACGCAAGAAGACTTAGAAGAAATACAACAGTCTGGCTACGCTCAAACAAACTCTTATCAAAGCGGGCCTAGATACGAAGAGTCTGATAACAACAAAGTTCAAGTTTTATATTTTAATTATAAAACACATATGAACGAGGTTTACAAGGTAAAAGAAACTGGAAGCGGAGCTGACAAGCTTATAGAAAAAGACGATAGCTTTAATCCACCTGAAAACGTTGAAGGCAATTTTTCAAAACTAGAAAGAGCTATTGAAACGCTATATGAAGGCGCTTTAATACTTGGAACAAACAAGCTGTTAAAGTGGGAGATGTCTGAGAATATGATGAGATCTAAAAGTAATTTTACTAAAGTTAAAATGAACTATAGTATTGTTGCGCCACGAATGTATAAAGGTAGAATTGAGTCGTTAGTAAAACGTATCACAGGCTTTGCTGACATGATACAGTTGACACATTTAAAGCTACAACAAGTAATGTCGCGTATGGTTCCAGACGGCGTTTATTTAGATGCAGATGGTTTAGCAGAGGTTGATTTAGGTAACGGTACAAACTACAATCCACAAGAAGCTTTAAATATGTTCTTCCAAACAGGTTCTGTTATCGGTAGATCATTTACAAGTGAAGGCGACATGAATCCAGGCAAAGTACCTATTCAAGAAATAACATCTGGATCTGGTGGTAATAAAATACAAGCATTAATAGGTAATTACAACTATTACTTGCAGATGATACGTGACGTAACCGGTTTAAATGAAGCCCGTGACGGTAGCTTGCCTGATGAAAGAGCTTTAGTTGGCATTCAAAAAATGGCAGCTGCTAACTCAAACACTGCCACAAGACATATTCTTGATTCTGGATTGTTTATTACAGCTGAAACCGCAGAAAAGCTTTCGCTTCGTATATCTGACATTATAGAATATTCTCCTACTAGAGAGGCGTTTATACAAAGCGTAGGAATTCATAATGCTGCTACACTAAAAGAAATGTCTGAGCTTCATTTATATGACTTTGGTATATTTTTAGATTTAGCCCCAGATGAAGAGCAAAAAGCTTTACTAGAGAATAACATACAACAAGCGTTGGCTCAAAAAACTATAGATATAGAAGATGCTATAGATCTTAGAGATATATCTAACATCAAAGTGGCTAATCAACTACTTAAGCTTAGAAGAGATAAAAAACAGAAAAGAGATCAACAACTGCAACAGCAAAACATCCAAGCTCAAGCACAGGCTAACGTTCAACAGCAACAAGCTGCTGCTCAGCTAGAAGTTCAAAAGCAACAAGCTTTAAAACAGGCAGAAGCTCAATTGTTACAAATGCAGTCTCAACTTGACGCTGGTAAAATGCAGGCTGAAACACAAATGAAAGCTCAATTAGCTGCTCAGAAGTTTCAATACGACATGCAGTTAAAATCTTTAGAGTCTCAAGTATTAAAAGATAGAGAAAAAACTAAAGAAGACAGAAAAGACGAAAGAACTAAAATACAAGCCACTCAACAGTCAGAAATGATTGATCAAAGAAAATCAGGTAAACCACCTAAAAACTTTGAGCAAACGAGTAATGATATACTTGGAGGTGGGTTTAATTTAGGTGAGTTTGAACCTAAGTAATTTACTAATTTATATTTTATATTATGGAAGAAAATGAAAACGTAGTTGAAGAAACTACACAAGAACAAACTGTAGATACAGTTGATGAAAGTAAGTTTGAAAGCGCTGGCGATGACAGTGTAATCAAAATAGATTTAGACAAACCAATTGAAGATGAAAAACCAGAAGAAACAACAGAAACTGCAGATGGCTCAGCTGACGACACAGGAGTGGTTGGAAGCGATGAAAGTGCCGACGCCACACCGGAACAAGAAGAAGTACAGCCGGAAGCCGAAGCACAAGACGCAGTACTAGAAGAAGTAACTGAAGAAGGAGTAAAAGAAGAAGTTGAGCAAGTTACAGAAGAAGTAGAAGAAGCTATAGCTGAAGCTAAAGAGACTGGAAAACCATTGCCAGAAAACGTTCAAAAGTTAGTTGACTTTATGAACGATACGGGTGGTGATATAGAAGACTATGTAAAGTTGAATAAAGATTATTCAAATCTAGACAACTTGAGTCTTTTAAAAGAATACTATAAGCAAACTAAACCTCATCTAGACTTAGAAGAAATAAACTTCATGATGGAAGATCAATTCGCCTTTGATGAAGAGCTAGACGAGGAGAGAGATATAAAAAGAAAGAAATTAGCTTTGAAGGAGCAAGTTGCTCAAGCAAAGAACCACTTGGAAAGTGTAAAATCCAAATACTATGAAGACATCAAGTATGGCTCTAAGTTGACACAAGAGCAACAAAAAGCCATTGATTTCTTTAATAGATACAACAAAGAGTCGGAAGACAACAGGAAAGTAGCTGAAAAACAGAAGAGAACGTTTTTAAACAAGACTAGTCAACTATTCAACAAAGACTTCAAAGGTTTTGAATACAATGTTGGAGATAAAAAGTACAGGTTTAATGTTAAGAATGCTGACGCTGTTAAAGATACTCAAAGCGATATTAATAACTTCATAGGAAAGTTTCTTAATGAAAGTAATGAAATACAAGATGCTAAGGGTTATCACAAAGGTTTATTCACAGCTATGAATGCTGATGCTGTAGCACAGCACTTTTATGAGCAAGGTAAAGCAGACGCTTTAAAACAAAGTGTAGCTAAATCTAAAAACGTTAATATGAACCCACGCCAACAATTTGGCGAAGTTCCTAATAACAGCGGTATGAAAGTTAAAGTGCTAGGTGATAATTCTTCTGATTTTAAGTTTAAAATTAAAAACAGAAAATAATTTATTAACCCATTTAAAACTATAAAAAAATGGCAATTACTAATGGTACTAATTTGAATAGCGTACCTGCTTCAGTAAAGCAAACGCTATCTACAAATTATTTAGACCTTTCTTCAGCTTCAAACGCTGGTTGGGGTCAACAATACGTTCCAGATTTAATGGAAAAAGAGGCTGAGGTTTTCGGCCCAAGAACAATTTCAGGTTTTTTAGCACAGGTAAGTGCTGAAGAAGCTATGACTGCTGATCAGGTAGTATGGTCTGAGCAAGGTAGATTACATTTATCATACAAATGTGATGTTGATGCTGACAATGTTGTAACTATTCAGTGTGATATTGATGAAAATGGATTCGCTGCAGATGGTTTGCTAACTCACGGTGTTCGATTAAACGACGCTGTTGTTGTAGCTGCTCCTACTGGAGTATTTAAAGGTATAGTTACAGGAATAGGATCTGGAGCAACTGCCGCAGATATTACTATAGCAACTTATGATGGATCTACTATCACAACTGCAGGTAACACTGCTGACAAAGGAACTATTCTTTTAGTTTACGGTTCTGAGTACGCTAAAGGTGTTGGTTACAACGCTGCTGGTGCTACTAACGTAGAGTCAAGAGGCGCTAACGAGCCAGACTTTAAAACTTTTACTAACAAGCCTATCATTATGAAAGACTTTTACGAAGTATCTGGATCAGATTCTTCTCGTATTGGTTGGGTAGAGATTTCTACTGAAGGCGGACAAGGCGGATATTTATGGTATCTAAAAGCTGAGTCTGACACAAGAGCTCGTTTTACTGATTACGTAGAAATGTCGATGTTAGAATCTGTAAGAGGTTCTGGTACTAACGGTGTTGATACCTTCTTAGGTCAATCTGGTAACGATACTGCTGTAGGTACTCAAGGTTTATTTGATGCTATCACTGACAGAGGTAATGTTACTTCTGGTGTAACTGGTGTTAATGCCGCTACTGACCTAGCTGAATTCGACGCTATTTTAGCTGAATTTGATAAGCAAGGTGCTATTGAAGAGAACATGTTATTCGTTAATCGTGCTACATCTTTAGCATTTGACGATATGTTAGCTTCTATGAATTCTTACGGTGCTGGTGGTACATCTTACGGTGTATTTAACAACTCTGAAGATATGGCATTAAACTTAGGCTTCTCTGGTTTCCGTAGAGGATCTTACGACTTTTATAAGTCTGACTTCCGCTACTTAAACGATTTAGCTACTCGTGGCGGTATTAATGCTGTCGCTGGTTCTGATGCTATTAGAGGAGTTATTATTCCTGCTGGTTCTTCATCTGTTTATGATCAAACTGTTGGTGCTTCTATCAAGCGTCCGTTCTTACACGTACGTTATAGAGCTTCACAAACTGAT